CACATGGGTTGTTTCGTGGGCTATCTTCTGTTTCCCTACCTTGTTCTTGCAATGGATAGTATCTCCGTATGTAAATATAACCTTATCCTTCCATCTCACTCCAAACTGTTCAGCACATCTCTCGTATATAGGTGGTTTACTTTTTGAAAAATATATCTTCATCTCTTTCTATACTCTCTCACAAAATTAGTTATTAAATACACTAGAAACCCTCCAAATACAACAACACCCATTAAAGCAGTAATATTCATTCTTCTTTATCTTTTAATTTAACTTTATCTAACACCCAATATTGACCCTTGTATTCATAGTATCTCCTTAATGTACCATCTTCATCTATATCGTATAACTTCTTCCCAAACAGTTTAATCTTAAATCTCTTGAACTTACTTACCTTCACCATAGTCTTTTTCAAATCAAAGAGACTGTTATTCATATATCTTACTTCTGTAAATTTCTCTTTCATTCTTCTTTATCTTTTAATTTATTTAACTGAATATAAAGCATATATTTGGGGAGTCGTGTAGTAACACAACCTACTAATTGTTATTAACGGATTCCTGTTATTTAACGGCATCATAGATTTGTAATTATCAAAACCTATTTAGCCACAGTAAGCGAGAATATAACAACTCCCCGAATACACGCTACATATTAAATTATCAAAGAACTCTTTGTAACGATAACAATAGATAATAATGAATCTTGCTACCATATGAACCCTCTACTTGAGTGAGTTCCTCTTTGGCTGTCCACCCCTTTTTCATTTGTCTTCCTAGAAATTTACCAGCTCTTATTGTTCCCCTTGTTCTATAATTCATTCCCTTATATAGTTAATTTATCTAATAACTTCTTAAACCATTCACTCTTTTTAAGTATCACTACATTCCCCTGTTTTAATTCTTCGTTTATTACATCTTCTATCTTTTTATTCTGTTCTTCCCTAGCCCTGTCTATCTCTTGCTGTACAAGATTTGTAATTTCTTTTTGTATTTCATCTGTACTTCTATCGTCATCGTCATAAACAAATCCCTCAACTTCGCAGTATGCTCGGCTATGATATTCAGTTAATAAGTCATCTAATTGTCCTCTCCAATCTTTCTTATCCATTACTTTTGTTTTTTAATTTAGATAACTTCTTAAACCACTTACTCTTTTTTAGTATCACTATGTTTCCCTGTTTTAACTCCTCGTTTATTACATCTTCTATCTTCTTATTCTGTTCTTCCCTAACCCTGTCTATCTCTTGCTCAAAGAAATTCTCTAATACTTCATAATCTATTTCATTAGTCCATCCAAAACTATCTTTTATTTTAACTAGAAAGTCTAAATCCCTAAACCTCTCCTTCCAATCTTTCTCTTTCTTATTCATCTTTGTCCTCCTCTGATAGTTTATGTTCTTTGCATTTAGCAATAACCTCTAAATCTCCCAATTCTTCTACAATCTCCATCATATCTTCCATCATCATATCAGTATCATCTAACATAGGAGAGTATCCTTTGGGAGGATTTCCTATATAATATTCTACTAACAAATCTCTTAAATCTTCTATTCCTTGAGTGTCTGGTCTTTGCTCTATATACCTTGCGATATTCTTTAGAGAGTTGTTGATATTCTCCATCTATATATAATAATAAATTTAACTATTTGCTTTTGTCTTTTCTTTCCAGTTAAGTTTCTTGTATTCCCTAACTGCTTTTCTCTCTACCATTCTGAGAGGGTTTACCACTCTGAATTTAGATCCACTCTTATTCAAAGGTTCTCTAAGGTTCTTGGATTGAATCCCTGCCTTGACTGCCCTTTCCCTCTCCTTTCTCTTTATTGCCTTTATGTGCTTCATTTTTCCTCCCTGTATTTTCTGATTATCTTCCAGAACATAGCCCAATCTGATTCCCTTAGGTCTAATCTCTTTGCTAATATTACAAACTGTCCTACTGTTAAATCTGCCCTCTCTGATAACCACAACATATCTTTGTATAACATATCATCTATATTTAGATTCATTTTTCTTTTTCTTAGAATTTAAGTATGTATTCATATCTCTCTCAAACTTTGCTACTAACTGCTTCTTTCTTCTTCTCCCTACTTTATCCAGAGGTATGTTTAACTTTTTCTTTATCCTCCTTTTAGTTTCTATTGTCCTCCCTATATTAAGAATGCTTTGCAAAGGACTGTCTGGAATGTATCTTATTATTTTAACCCCTTTCCCTATGTCTTTAGATATTTCCATATTACTCTGCTAACAATTTAATTTCTTTACTTGCCTCATCAAAGGTCATTCCTTTTATCTTTCCTTCGTAACCTAAGTCTTGTAGATACTTTCCCTGTTTCATTGTAACCATTTTTACAGTCGCTTCAGTTGAGGTATTGTCTTGAGTATCTGCATCTTTAGTATCATCTATTGCAAACAATCCGTTGAGGGCATACTTCCTCGCATAACTTGAAGCCGATCCTGTTATCTGTGCTTCATCCATACCTTTCTTGGATTCTGATTCTCTTGCAAAGGCAGTAACCATAACTCCTGATGCTTCTTCTTTAGTTGCTCCCATTTTACTTATGATTGCATTTGCTCTTACATAATATCTTTCTCCGATATTCACAACCTCATCAGATATAGTCAAAATACATTTGTATTTCTTTAATAGAGGTTTTACTGCCTCTAATATATCTTCTGCACTTCTGTACTTATAATTACCAAAACTGTTCATTTGGTTCTTAGGTACATTCAACTCGCTTTGTATCTTTAATAATTCTTCCATTTATCTAACTTAATAACTTATATATGTTAATGATTTTTGTTTGCTTATGTCCTCCTTTCTGTTTAATTTATTTATCTAACTACATATTATATTGTATTGTATTCTATGTCAAGAACCTTGTAGTTTCTTACTATGGGAGATATCGCATACAAGTAATCCCCCTACAATAGCACTTTCGCAGTTTTATGAAAATCTACATTTTTAACAGGTCTTGAATCGCCATCTGTTTTCGTAAAATTGGGGTAGTATTTTTGACAGGTTTTTCTAGGTCGCCTTTTAGGTATTGAAGATAAGAGATGGGGTCATAGTTTTTTCTACATTTCTGGGTAACTCTCCAAATACAATCTTTGAACTCTAGTAGTTTATACTTCTTACTTAGATCTACTCTCTCTTCTATTACTTCTCCGAGTGGGAACAATTTTATATATTTCATTTCTTTATATTTAACTATATATATTTACTTAATTCACCTAACTTAAGATTTCAGTTCAAGTTCAATCTCCCCTATGTTTTAATACATAGATAGAATTTCTAACAGCCGTGATTATATAGGAGTTTATGACTCCGTATGACTAACAATATTGTCTTTTTGTGGTGTTTAAATCACCAACCCTTTCGGGATTTCTTTACTCACCTGAACTTTGAGTTCCAGACAAGTCAATCAAGGTTTCCCCTCTTACTTTCGTAAGCATCCTGTGGCTGTAACCTCTAAACCAGATCCCCACTAGAATGACCTGTTCAATTAAGAACTGGATGTAATAGGTAGTTAAAGCACCCACTACATTCAACCCTCAATAACACAAAAGACACCCCGAAGAGTGTCTAGTGTGATGCTTTGTATAAATACAAATTGGCTGAATCCAAATCTGTTGTGTTCAGTTGTATTTATATTTATATCTTGCATAGTTCCATTATATATATTTCCCTTGCGAAGTAAACCCTTATTTACTATAAGATAAGAAAAGAACTAGGGGGTGGTTTCAAATAATGGAGAAAGACTCCTGACTTAAACCTCGGATTGCTCCTCAGACCCCCTGTTTTCCTAATACCTACGATGTTTTTTCCTTCTGTGTGTTTTCTTCTTCCTCTTCTTTGTTGGATATCCCTGTTCCCCATGAAGATTATCATGGCAGTGGCGACAGAGAAGAATCAAATTCTCCAAACTATTGTCTATTCCATAACATTTAGGGCGAATATGATGTACTGTTAATGGGTTTGCTTTAGAACCTTTATGACTGCAATATTGACACGTTTCTTTATCTCTTTGATGAACTGCTTTCTTCCAATCCCTCACCCTTCACCTCTTCTCTTTGTCGGTATTAGTTTTTAATGAACTGAGTCTTAATAACTCAACAGAGAAGATACTGGGGCTAAACCATTAAAGTTTCAGTACCCCCTCTATTCAATTATTTAGTATACTTTTTTTATTACTCTTAACCCCTCTGTCTTCGCTTGCTTCCTAGTCATAACGAACCGATATCCTTCTAAATTCTCACACCAATAATATTTTTCCATCTTATATTGGCATCTTCTGGATAATCTCTGATTCTGGATAGAGATCTCGTACAAACTTTCCAAGTCCAACCACCCCTGCTGTAAAGGAAGCGACTAGAATAGGCATTAGGTAGGTTTTGAAACTTGTGATGGAACTAAAATCTTTTGGAGTTGCCGACATTAGACATATTGCTAACATAGGAATAAAAGAAGCAACAAATGCTCTTCCCATTCCCCATAGATTTTTCTTCCAATCTGGATACGCATCCTGAAACCAATCTGGTATTCTTTTCTTTGCCATAGAATTATAATTATAAATTATTTATTTAATATTTGACTTAGTATCTTCTCAACCGATTCGCTTACCCAATCCTTTATCTTTTTAATAAAGTTGGTCTGTCCTTCCTGCTTAAACTTATCAAACTTGAACTGTAAATCTCCTAAATCATCGTCAAGTTTATTATTCTCTATTGCTAAGTCTTCATTCATTCTCATGTATTCTATAACCTCATCATCACTTTCCTTTCTTCCTGCCATTTCTGTTTTGAGATTATTTCTCAATTCGTCATTCTCTGTTTTCAAGTCTAATAAAACCTCACTCTGTTTCCCTAGATTGGTTTTAAGCACATCTATTTCCTTAGATAAGTCTTCTATCTTCTTTTGGCATTCTAACTGCTCTGGGGGTATTACAGGGGGTTGTGGGGGTGCTACAACGACTGGTGATGCATTGATATTGGTTACTTTCTTTGTGGTTACTTTCATTCTCCCTGTGTCAGCAACCCAACCTGATTTTTTGTTGAAATAAATATCCCACCATGTATACGAATCATTCTTCCCTTTTCCAAATTGCTCGTTCTGTGAAGTACGAGAACCATCGTGAACTGTACCGACTGCACCAATTAAAATATCTCCTGTGTCAGTAAAACCTGTTCCTGCTCCTGACCTTATATTCATTTGTCCTGTGAATATTACTTTATCACCTATTTTCATGCTATTACTTTCATAATTTAGATCCTTAAATAAACTCAAATTCAATTCCCCATTCTTAAACCAAACCCTCTCTATGTCTGCATATCTGGTCTTGAAGACTATACTTTTATCAAAGTAATTCATTATGTATCTTCCTCTCTGTAATCCAAGATGTAGATGTGTTGGATAGCCACCATTCAAACTTGCAGGTGCTATATAACAAATAATATCACCCTTTTTAACATAGGTGTTTGCACTCACCCATTTATAGGTATGAACATAATAAACTTTCAAATCTGAATTTTCTACATTCTGAATACAATAACTTCCGTGGTTTGCACTTCTGTAGGGTACTTTTCCACTCGCAATCGCATAGACAGGTTTTTCTGCCAATGCAGAAATGTCTATTGCTGTGTTGGTCGTGTTTGTATGATAGGTTTGTGTTATATACAAACTACCATTTAGTGGACTTCCAAATTTTGCCATGTTTCAATGACTCAACTTATTATTTAATTCTATTACTTTTTCTTCTTCTTTGCAACCTTCTTCTCTCTTGCTTTAACTTCTGTTAGTTTCTTCCCCTTTCTAGGGTTCTTTACAAAGGTGTCTCTGGTTATCTTTATCACTTTTCCTTTTAATCTTCTGAATCCATTTTTATCTCTTAATCTTTTAGGCATAACTATGCTGTTAATAATTTAACTATGTTATAAATAATATTTGCTGTACTCATTAAACCACCTGCAATAATAAAAGAGAAAAACCACTTGATCGCTTTGTATCTTGTAACCATTTCTTCAAAGATAGTCCAATACCCATTATCTTTATATTTACAAACTATCTTCATTGTATCTTCTGCTCTCTCTACAATATCACTCTCTGTATTTCTTCTCACATAATCATAGGAATAATTAACCATATATGCCAGACCCTTATCCTCGTATTCTTTATCACCCAATAATACTCTCTCTATTCTCTTTTGACTTTTCTTCATTTCTTCAAAATCTTTAGAAAATTTATCAAGACATGCTTGAATGGATTTGGTTTCTATTTTAATTAGGGACTTTACTTTCTTTTCTGTGAGGGACATTATAGTGCTTTGATTATATAAAATATACCTATGTATGGTGGCTTGTTCTCTTGAGTTGCTGAACCACTACTATTAGATGTTAAACCTGTTCCACCAGTTGTTCCTGCACTTACTGCATTTGTAGTCGGTGCTGAATAACCTGTGTTGCTTGCACCTGCCGAACTTGAAGAACCAGATATAACAACCCCTGTGCTTTGTGCAGTTGAATTGCTAGAACTATTGTATAAATTCACCATAACATTTGCAGTCCAACCAGTAGAAGATGCTTGGTACATATACATCTGATATTGACTTGCTCTCATTATTCTTGCTCTATATGTTCCTGCTCCATGGGAGTGATTCGGTGTACTGTGTCTATGACTTGTTACTGTATGACTATGAGTCCCTGTAGTATGGGTATGACTATTTACTGTATGAGTATGTGCCATGTTATTTGTAGAAGCACCACCCTGTGCATTTTGAGCATAAGAACTTCCTGCACCTACAACGAACCTATCTCGCATATCTGGGATATTAAAAGTAGTAGATCCATCTCCTGCACCAAAAGCATTTCCTTGAATGGTGTATAAATCTGAGTATGTAGTTCTGTTGATTGCTGAACCATCACAAACTAACCAACCTGTATTGAGGTTTGCATCTGTACCTGCCCATAACAAAACCGTTCCAATAGGAACAGCAGATGTTAAAACCGTTGCTGTGTCTGCCCTTAATTCATTATATTGTGAAGCAAGAACTTCATCTCCTCCTGCTACATCACTTGAAGTCCATATCATAGTTCTATTCCTTTAGTTAAGTTATCGTTAAACTCCAATCAATAGTTAGAGTTTCTGCATCTGTTTTTGTCTTAGTAATTACAGCCCTTGCAAACAATGTTCCTGAATCTCCTGCTACTGTTGCATCATCTCCGAACAATCCTATTTCTGTTAATGTATCATTCGCCTCTGAAGTGCTGAAGAAAACCCTAAAGTTCGCTGTGTCTGTTGTAGAACTCCTAACACTAATTTGTTTTCTAATCAATTCAGTTTTCAATGTTGTATCCCCAACAGCAGGAGCATCTCCACCTCCTGAAGCACCAGTTCCAACTGCAAGATATGTAACATCCCCTTTTTCTGCACCTGCCATTCTGCTTGCCAAGGAATACTTCCCTACAGTACAAGCAATATTGTGCAATTCAAAGATCTCTACCTTCTTTGTTATTACATTTTCTATTGTTAATTTTACATTGCCCTTTATTTTCATACCTATATTATACCAAATTAAGTCGTATCCCATTCTGCAATATCCCACTGAGCATCGCTATCATATTTATAAGCACCTGTATGTTCAGTTAGGACTGGCACTCCATCATCTAAAGTGAATGTTTCTGCTGTTACTGTTGCTATTTCATCAACTACCTCATCTGAAGAGATATTAAGAGAGTTCTTATCTCCCTCAAGTAACCCTATTAAGAATTGAATAATCCCCAACATTTCTGTTGATACTATTTGTATTGTATATGTAAATTCTCCTCCACCCATGGATTTTGAAGTAACACTCTTAACAACAAAACTCTCATCTACTTCTAAATCAGCAAGGTCTATTTCTATATATTCCCCTGCTGTGAATCCTGAAGTAAGAGTTTCAAAACTTCCACTTGAAATTGAGTCTGCATAATCAGTTAATTCTGCACTCGCCCTATCTCTTGCACCTTCTATTGTATCTATGTTGTTGTCAAAGATAGCGAACTCAAATTGTCCATATGCCTCAATAGAGGTTGAATCTTCAACAGCTACTAGAACAGGTATATCATATTTATAAGCAAAGGTCATAACATTATCAGCAGTTGGTGCTACATCTGTTTCAATATACTTTTCTTGGTAACTCATCAAATAATCATAGTCATCAAAACTATCTACATTCTGTATTCCTACTGTCTTTGAAGTTACACCATCAAGTATAGTCATTTCATGGGGTTTCTCTGGAAGATAGAAAACAGTCTGTTCTCCATCTGCTACCTGTTTAATAGTTACCTCATCTGAAAGGTATGTTCCACCTCTCACATAAACACGATTTCTTAATGCAGAATTGTCTACCTTTAATCTCAAATTCTTGTAGGCATCACTATCACTATCAATATTAAAAGGAGTAGCATCACTAAACTTTACTCCATAATGAATATCTTTGTCATAATCTATATGCCATTGCCTTCCTGTTAGTTTTGTTATTATCGTTAAACACTCTGAGGGTGGTACATAGTTAAATGTTAAGTTTGATATTGTTATTCCCTCTGTTACATTGCTGTAAGTGATTCCAGTTCCTCCACAGTAGTTGTCAATTATATCTTCAATGATTTCCTTGTCAGTCATATCCTGATAACCCTCAACTACTAAGTTCCTATCCAGATCCCTTGTATAATCTACACAATCAACACCCCAACTGACAAAAGAACCCTTCTTTGTAGGGATTACCTTTAGTACTCTCCCCCCAAATAAAACAGTTCCATCTTGGGTAATTACAACCTCCTCATCACAAGCAGGTATATTACCACTATCTCTAATAGTCATATCAAAACCCATTGTAGAAGCACTAGAACCCATATCATCTTTAATGGTTATTGTTCCATTTGAGATACAGGTTGTTCTGTCTGAACCATCTATTGTTAGTGTATAACTAGACATAACTTCTTCTATTGGTTCTCAACTTACCTACTATCGCATCTCCAATACTTTCTGCATATTCCTGAGCAACTTCTGGTGAACTTATATTTGCACCTGACATATTGATACTTAGATTGATTCCTCCAC